GAGTAAAGAACTACGTCAGCTCCGATTCCGTACTGAACTCCTGCGAAGAAGCGTAGGATAACACGGATGTTGGCACTTCCGTCAAGGTCAGCCATATCAAGTACACGAACCTCGTTGCGCTCATCAGCCAATCCTGTTCCGAAGAATAGGTTTGAAGCTTCAGCAGCAACCATCTTGTTTGAAGGAAGACCGTTTGCCATAGCAACGCGGATGCCATCAAAGTACAAGTCTCCGTTGCCGTACCACATTGTGCCTTGATTGTCAACACCATTTGCACCCAGACCCGAAGTTCCGAATCCACCTAGCGCACGGACATAAGCCTTTGCTACGTTCTGTGGGACATAGATAGTCAAATCCTCTTTGCCGTAAAGGGCAGAAGGGATAGCATCAGCAACTTTACCAAGCTCTACGATAACATTTGAAGCCGTCACGGTTGTAGCGGTTACGTCAATAACATCAGAGTCGGCAGTCATCAAAGAAAGGAATCCGCTGAACTCACCTGCACTTGCAGCGTTACCGTTCCAAATGTTCTGCTCAATCTTTTGGGCAGTCTTTGAAGCAACGTGGGCAATCAAGAAATCAGCAAAAGAAGTAGGGATGCTATCGTAAGCAGAGAAGCCCATTTGACCACCAATCCAAGATGAGTAGTAGTCCTTCTTACAAAGCTGCAAGTTTACTTGAAAAGGCTCAACGGCAAGAACGCGGTCGGTCAAAGTCAAGGTAGAAGTTGCGTCAAAGTCGCAAGTACCATCTTTTACTATGTCGTTAGTAGCAACCTTCTGAAGGGTTGTTTTGTAGTTTACGTTTGGAAGAATCTCAATGAGTCCTTTGTCAAGCGTGTTAGCAGAAAGAAGTGCGGCAGAAATGTACTTCTGCGCAAAAATACCTGCATAGTTTGTGGTGATTGAAGTGGTCGTAGCCATTTTTTATATTTATTATTTGTTTATTCGTGCAAGGACTCGGTCAATCGTTTTTTGTGGGCGATTGGTACTCATCTTTTGGACTTGCTTTGTTTCGGGGTTGTGCTTGATGGCTTTCGCAGCAGGTGCGGCAGATAGTTCTGCTTTAACCGCAGCCATCTCCTCCTTGTTGGCGTAACCGCCCATCTCATCACGCATCCCTTTCATTTCTTCGCGCATCATTGCAATCTCCTCAAGAACTCTCTCAATGATTGCAACTACCGCAGGGGCTTCTTCTGCCATTGGCATATCAGCAAGTTCAGTAGCTGCTTCGGCCTCAACCTCAACTTCTACCTCTGCTTCAGCGGTGGCTTCTTTAATTTCAGCGATTATACCTTCTTCGGTGATGACCAAAATACGGCCATCAGCAAGTAGGTGTTCGCCAATAGGAGCAGCAACTCGGTCTTCGCCACTAATGACAAACACTTCGTTACCTGCTTCAAATGATTCTGCCTCAAGAACGGCTCCGTTCTCAAGTGTCATTTGCTCAAACTTAACCTCGCGGATGGAGGACAGTTCAGCAAGGATGCGGTTAAGTATGTTATTCGCTTTCATATCTAAGTAATTAAAGGGGTTTTTGTTATTTGTAACATTTTTATAAATCTTGCCATAGAGTATTTGTGGACTCCCATAGCGTGTTGATGGTCTGCCACTCCTCGCCAAGTATGACAACGCTTGTGCCTTGACCTACTAGTGAGCCGATACCCTGCGCTGCAAGAGAGCCATCGCAGCATTCTGACCTGTAAGTGTTGTCTGGGCATAAGCATCCACGCCTTCCACCTCGCGGGGATGCGACAGGGAGTTTCATTGGTCTATACATTCTTTAGGTCTTCTTTATGGTATAGGTATTCGCTATCTTCTGTATGCTCTGCGCCTGTCATCAGTCTGCCATCGGCATCCTTGTGAGTTAGGCCTGTGTATAGCTTGCCATCTGCGGTGTAGTGAGGCACGCCTACTGCAAGTTCAATCTTGCCGAGTTCCTTTAGCTTGGACTCTGCCCAACGCTTTGCAGCAAGACCGCCCCATAGCAGGAACGATATTGTGCCGCAGGCTTCGCTATTGCTTTCATCGTAGTATTCTTCGGCTCTTGATAGGTACGAGTACATCCGTGTGATGGTCTCTACGCTTACAGGCTTGCCTTGTGCTAACTGCTGCGCCCTTACCTTACCGACAGGAGTAGCGCACTTGTTGCCGTTCTTCTCGTTTAATTCAATACCACGCTTGGCGTTGTTCTTTACCGCATCGGGGTAGTCAGAATACGAGGCCATCTCGGTGCGTGTTCCCGACTTCTTACGACCATCCCTTTTGATGATAGCAACAATCTGTGCAAGCATCAACGCTGCTTCCTGCTCCTCTATTTGCGCCATCTCTTGCTTGGCAAGGTTTAGTTTGTCCACGAAATACCCCTCAATAGAGAATCCTTTGACCTTCCCTGTCTTGACAAAGTTTGTCCAAATCTCTGGGTTGTTGACTTTCATAGATACCATCCAAGTGCCTATTGGCAAATCAAAGCCGTACTTCTTGCTCTTGTCTTGTACGTCATCTTCGATAATCCACGACTCTACAACCGTGAGGCCGTTGATTCCTACTTCGTGTTCAAGCGTAGCGTTGTTCTGCTTGCTCTTTTGGAAGAACATCTCGCTCGCTTTGCGGATGGTGGCTTCGCTGAAGTACACATAGAACTCCTCCTCGCCTTCTGCTCGGTAGATGGGTTTGTTTGGTACGAGTGCTGCTCCCATAAGGATGTGCTTCTCATCGCTCTGCGTAGCGAACTCCACCCGTTGTGAGTTGAGCGCAATGAAGTCCTCCTCAATCGCAGGATATTCTACAAGGGAGATTGCGTCAATGCCAGTTAGCAGCATTGATTCATCTAGTATTAGTTCAATTAGTTTCATCATCCGAATGTTGCGGTTCTTACTCTTTGGCGTTGTAGTTGTTGTGCGGTCGTTACGTCACCACCCACAACGTATGCACGGATGGGTTGGTTGAACTGACCACCGATGCTCTGCGCAAGTTGGTTCACTCCACCCTGTCCTACGATGTTAAACTGCGGTGGTTGTGATGGCGCAGAAGGGGAATTGATTGCAGCAGGAGCAGAGGAGGTTCCTGTCGGTTGTGCTGCGTTGATATTGCGTATTGCTGCAAATGTAGTTGCTGCAAGTGCTGCGTATTGTACCCCTCTGTTTATTGAGGCAAAGGGCTCGGGGAGTGAGGTGCTACTATTAAAGATACCAACTGCTGCTTGCGCTGCATCCACAATTACGTTTGCCGTTGCAATGGCTTTGCTCTTTTGGAATACTGCACCAAGCGCACCCTGTACCGCATCAATAGTGCGATTTATTTCTGCGAGTTTTGCGTCTTGCTCTGCTTTGTTTATCGCCTTTGTTGCTGCTGCGGTTTTTTCTGTGATAGCAACAATCTCGGCAGCTTGTTTTTTCTCAAGGGCAATCCTATCCTCTACCGATAATTCAGTTAGTTGAAGAATGGCAAAGTATTTATCGTTGACTGCGTTTATCTCACGTTGTTGGTCGGTGAGTAGCATCTCGTATGCTTTGTCTAATAAAGCTCCCTGCTGCAAAGCAAAGTCTTGCGCGGCCTTCTCCTCTAATGCTGCAAACTCTTGAGCTGCTTTTAGCTTCTCATCGGCTGCTGCTTTCTCCTCTGCCCTCAATCCCTTTACTTCAGTACCAAGCCTACGCTTGCGAGCGATGCTCGCCTGCTCTAACTCCAAAACACGAGCCTCTGCTTCTGCAATGGCTACCAACTGCTCCTCGTTTACCTCCGATATTTTTGACTGCGCCCTCAAGGCTGCAAGCCTTAATGTTTGGTTTGCTACTTCTTTTGCCGCTACTTCTTCTTCTAACGCTCCTGCTTTCTCTACCGCAGCGATACGCTCCTCTGTGCTTTTGGTTAGGTCATCAGCGATGAATCGTGCCTCTGCAATCTGCTTGTTTGCCTTTGCACGTTGTACAATTAGCGCACGTTCTGCATCTTCTACCGCATTTAATAATGCTGCGACTCTTGCTCCCTCTTTGCCTGCTGCCACCAATGTTTTGCCAAACTCAACCGTTGCATCTACTGCTGCGCCAACTTTGTCGGTGATGTCCTCAACGCCAAGCACAACCTTGCCTGCTGCATCGGCTGCGGTCTTCGCTGCTGCGGAGAACTCACCCTTTAATGCAAGGCTGATTGCTTTACCCAAAGCAGGAAGCAACTCAAGCAAACCTTCAATTCTATTGGTGATATTTTCTTTTAGCAGTTTGCCAAAATCCTTGAGGGCTTGCTGCGGATTCTGAAATGCCTCAAAGAGCTTCTCGCCAAGTTTAACGAGTACATCAGTCAGTTTGCCAACTACTGCGCCAAGTGCGCCAAGAACAACCGCTAATGCATCACCACCACGCTCGGTCTTTGAGAAATAACTGACAAGCGATGTTACTGCGACTAGCAACGCACCCAATCCCGTTGCAATGATTGCTCCCTTGAGTGTGCCGAATGCTTTTACCGCACTACCAATGCCACCCTGCAAACTCTTGAACGCAGATACTGCACCGCCTGTGCGCTTATCAAGTGCTTCAAGTCCACTACTGATGGCCTCGTTTGTCTCTTTGGCTTTGGTCTGCGTCTTGTCAGCCTCTATCCCTACGGCTTTAAGCGCAGCAATAGCGGATGTAGCATCCCCTTTAATCTCAATTATTTCAACTGCCGCCATTGTAGCTTAATATATTCATTCCATCCTTCGGGTAGTTTGTTCTTGCCTTTGGCGATTTCAACGCAATCACCTGCTCCAAGCCACTCATCCGAGTTTAGTATTTCAATTAAATAACTTAAATAACCTTTCTTCATACTACGTTGAGGAGTTCAAATGATGCTTTGCCTGTGGTCATATTTAGGTTGACGTTGTTTATGATGTACTTGGTGTTGTTCCAAATGATTGCATTCTGAAGGTTCAGCGTTATGATTTTACCGATAGGCAGCACCGCATCTACGTTGTACACCCTGCGCTGCTTGGAGTACAGGTCGGTAATGTAGTCGCTCCACTCGTTATTGTAAAGGCTGCGGTTTATTGATTGAAGGTAGAATGGGTCTATGTCTGCTCCAAAGGTTATGGTGTTAGATATACCTACACCCGCATAGCGGTTTGACGTATTGGCATACCAAGCAATATCCACTTGGGTGTGACTATCATCCGAGTTTACAAACCCTATTGGGTTTTCAGTTAAGTCGTAATTATCAAAATATCCATAAAACAAAATAGGCGCACCCAAATAGGGATTAAATACACCATCTTCGTTTGTCTCACTTGTGATGCTCTTATATACAAGTACGTTGGTTAATGAGTCATCGTGTTGGTCGGTCAACCTCTCAAACAATGGGCATTCAAACGGAACCTCAATAAGCAAATCCTCACCATCAAAAGTGAAGATGTTGTTCAAATCACCAAAGCCGATGTTGTTTGTTTGCAGGTATTGGAATCCAAGTATCTGCTCGGTCGGTTGGTACTTAAATTCTATCTCCCTGTATAGGGGTGGTCTGTTCACCACATACTGCGTGATGTCTAAATACTCTTGGAAGTCTTTGTCGGTGCCTGCTGCGTACCAATCCTGCAACGGCTGAAGCAGGAATGTGTTAAAGGTAGTAGGCACGATTACCATATTGTACATCTTCAGAACCCCTGAAATAAAATCTTTAATTTTTATTTCGGGCATTATATCGGAAACAACAACAGTGAAGGTGTAGCTTACCGATGTGGTTTGATTTACTTGAAATTGCGAGTCAAGGGTTTCCTCATCAAACGCTTGGTAATCTATGCACCGATAGTTCATAGAGGTAGGTGATTGAGGTCTGATGTATAGCTGCACTTCTGTTCCTGTGGTAAGACGCAAAAACTCTATCGTGGTAGTGACATCCGTAGAGGGGTGTGCATTAATTAATGCTGAAGATAAAAATATACCATTCCTAAAAACACCAAGCTCATAGTTTTCATTGACGTTCCTCATTTCTATTTCTAAATAGTATGATTCAGTATCAGCAACAGTCCAAGTGTCTGTGGTTAAATTAAATTGCGTACCACTTATCGTGTTGTTCATATTTATCAACTGCCATTCAATGTCGTTGCCCCCACTAAAGAGGTACCCTTCAAAGCGATGCAGCCATAACGACAGGTCTTGAAATGGCTCGGAGTTAACAAATTCACCTGTAAAGGTGAATCCGTACTTTGTCGCAATGCTTTCTAAAATAGCGTAAACCTTTAGAGCAGGTTTTAATTCAAAGTAACGGATGCCCCTATTCCCTTGAGAGGGGGCTTCTCCATTGGTTCTGTACGCAATGTTATTTTCATTATTAGCTCCCGCACCACCCTCGCTTTGATAGTACCAATTCTTAACGGGGCTGCATAGCGGATAAAACAAAGGAACGTATGTATCAGTAGTCAGCCTATCATAGATTGCCTCATCTGTGTATTCGTGGTTGAATGCGCTGAAGTCAACGTCATACAAATAATCCTCGCCAAACAAGTCCATAAGCGTTACCACATCGCCATAGAACGTCAAGGTGTACGCATACGGCTCTGTGCCTTTCAACTGCACGTTCTCTACCTCAATCACGCCTGTGCGGAAGGGTAGGGAGTTTATTTCAATTCTTGCTTCTTGTCGTAGCCTGCCATCAAAAGTATTGGCAACAGATGCGCTTGTTGCACCTGCGTTCCAAACAGTATTAAAAGTATTCCAAGTGATACCGATGCTATTCCATACGGGGCTGCCGCCTGTCTCGGTAGTGATAACAGAACTTGTGATGTTAGCGTTGTAGTAGTGCTGAAGTATCTCATTATTGCGTGGGCTTGCAGGAATGGTAAATCCCTGCGTGAAGTCCGTGAACACCTTGCTGATGTCCTGCACGTTCTGCACCGAGAGGTTGATACTTATCTCCTCATCATCAAAGATGTCTAGCCTAAAGCCATTGACGTAAATATCAACCTTGTTCATCGTACCAAGCTGCGCTCATCAAATCCGAAGTCAAATGACATTGTGTAATTGATGAGCCTTGTGTTCACGCTCTTTTGGTACTCTATGCTGCCACGATTCGGAACTGCACTCACCCAGTTGCTATTGGTATAGACCGCGACATACTCGCTCATCAGAATATCCTCAATCGTTTCATCGTAGTCTTGGTCAACAAACCCTGTGTTTAGGGATAGGGTGTTGCGCGAGTTGACATTAAAAGATTGGTATTTGCCTATCTCCAATGAAGGGGTGGTGAAGCCATCGTTGTAGATGCTCTTTTGGTATGAGTCCTGCGTGAAGTTACCACGCTCATCGCTGCGCTTGAAGAACGTGATGAAGTCAGCAACGCCAAAGCGGTTGATGAAAGCCACCTGCACAGGGTCGTACTTGGGTTCGCAGATTAGGTAGTAGCGTACTGTTGTAATTGTATCGCCTACTGAATCTTTTAGAATGACATCGTAGTAGTCCCCTGCTTCGTGAGTAGAGGGCTTAATGGTGTTATCTATGTAGGGGTTGTTCTCAAGGTTTGCAGCACCCACCCCTGCGTAGATTACAAGGTCTTGGGAGTTGTTGCTTGTTGGGTCGGGAGGGGTGCTGCTAATAGCGGTTGTGTAGAAGGTATCGGCATCGCCATTGTTCCAAGCAATCTCAATTTCTACAAAGTCATTAGCCAAGCTATTGTTGATTGCAAGGGACTCGTAGTTACCGATAAGCACCTGCCTGTCTCTGCTCGTTGCAAGCACCAACTGCGATACCGCAACAGGGGCAATGTTGTCACGGGTTGCCCATCCATCGGTTGCGATAAAGGCTTGAGCGTTATTGCCTGACCAAACAGCGTCTTCAGGCGCATCTCCGTTGTTTGAGTATGTCCACTCACCAAGAGGAGCAACCCACAATACCTCCGCAGGGGGGCTTTGCGTGAAACCTATGTCATCCCATACGCTGAAGTCGTGGTAGAACTCCGAACGCATTAGGTCACTTATCTCGTAGTTGATTACCTCGTTAATGGAGTAGGTCTTGTTAAGAAGGTAGTTTGCCGTTGCAGGCAATGTCTTTGCTCCTGAATAAATATACAAATCTAAGGACATCGCGTTAAGCTCATCAGCAGCAAGGGCGTTGTTTTTGCCCGTTATAAACAAAGGGCTACGAGCCATTGAAAGGCTGCTTGGTGTGGATGCAGTAGGTGTACTCATTTTTTTAGAAACTATTTTTTATTGCGTCAGCAATTTCGGGTGGCAGCTTATTGATTGCGATATTAAATGGAGTGCTGAAAAATTTAGTGGGAGTAATACCCTGCCGATACACAGACTCACGGACTGCAAAAGGATTTAGTCCTTTGCTCTCTGACCAAGCCTTGAATGCAGATACAGGAGGCTTCTTGTCCTTGTACCTAAAGGGGCTATTGGGTGCTTTCTGCCTCCATATCTTGCCCTTGTTGTTTCGCCTGTTGAATGCGCTTGTACTCTTTCTCGTGCCACCTGCGCCCTTTACGCCCTTGTCTTGGAACTCACCATAGTCCTCCATAAAGAAACTCATTGAGAACTTATCATTTGAGTAGTAGACACTATATCGAAGGGAATTGTAAAGGGTCTTGTTGAAGTTGTGCTTGCCTTTGGTGAGGTTAGTCCTCGCCTGTTGAATGACATATTTGCCAAACTTAATAAGTACTGCAGCAACCAAATCAGCCCGTGCCATTTTAGCAGACGCTTATCTCGGTGTTTGCAAGCAGCACGTCAAACGTAGCAGTCCACCCCGCAAGCAAGTTCTCGAACCTCTCGCTAAAGGGAACGCAAGTCGCAGTACCATCCAACTGATAAAGGTCGGTGTACAGAGTACCCCTCCGTAATTCCTGCACCACATCGTTGATGACCGCAAGCTGCGTGTTCAGTATGTTTTGCTCGTTGCTGATGCCATAGAACGGCTCTGCCTGCAATCTTGGATTCTCTTTGGTCTCATCTACCAAGTCCATACAAACAAGGCTTACGTTCATACGAACTACTTGTCCATCAAATGTTGCTTGGTTGATAATGATGTGCGACAAAGGGAAGATGGTCTGCTTGTTTAGGTCTATGTCAAAAATATCCCCTGTGGTTACCACGTTGACTTGGCTATTGGCTTCAAGGGTGTCCTTGAGCTTGGTGGTGATGTCGTAGAACTGTCTCATTTTATTGACTTTTTTATTAGGTCGTTTTCAACTTCTTGCTTTTGCTTTTCAAACGTGAGGAAGTGTAGGCACTCGTGGAGTTGAAGTTGTGTAATTGCTGCAAACTGCCTAATGTCTCCTTTAGCAAGTTGATAGATTGTAGCGTACCATCCCCATTGCTTGCTGAATTGTCCTTGCTTGGAGTATTCGTTTGATTCTTCGCCTCCAAAGAGGTCAGCATAGCCTGCAACAATTCGTTCCCTAAATGCCAAAAAAAAAGCGTTGCGCCCATAGCAACACTCATCGGGGCTTGCTTCATCTGCTCGGCATACCTACCTGCTCCCTCATACGGCTCTATCAGATACCGATGCTTGACCTCGTTTGTGATAGGCCGATACAATACCGCCATCGCTTTGTGCAGGTCTTGCACGTCTTGCAGGTAGCCATCAAGGTCAACGAACTCGCCATAGGTGATATTGTCTAGTTCTGGGATGAACCCGTACTTGGTGTCCCCCATCGTGAAGGTTGGCGTAAGACTTGGCTTCTCGTTTATCATCGCCATTATGTGCTTGCTGATGTGGCTCACATCTTTGATGCGCACATTCGGAAGATTGGCAAGAGGCACTCCGCAGAATATCTCAAGCATCTTGTGGGTCAAGAACTCCTCATCGCCCTCAAGCCTCGCAAAGCGTTGGTATTGGTCAAGCGTTATCTCTGATAGGGCGGTGGGTACAATAACCTTTAGTTCCATTGTATTAAAATAACCTTTTAGTTTTAGCGTATGGCATACCTCCCAAAGTTAGGGCGGCTCAACTTGTTATACGTTGCATAGCGCAGCGCATCTATGGCGTGGTTGAATGCGTCTATGGGTTTGTTGAGCAGGTTGCCGTTCTTGTCTTCTACCCATTTGTAGTTCTGAAGTTCCTTGATTAGGTTGCTGCTGCGTGGGGTTACAAATAGCTTGTGCCTCTTAAGCACGTCAATGCCCACGATAACGCTATCTGCGCCCTTCTGCGTGGGTTTCACGTTCCATCCCATACGATGCAGCTCCTCAATAGATTTGGGTTCAGCAGAGTCAGCAAATACCTCCGTGCGCCTATCAAGCCCAAGTGAGTTTAGCACGTTGCTGATGTCGGGGTTGGTCATCCCCGTGCGGTAAATCAATTCATCCACATACAGATTGTCACCAGACTTGTAGACCGCCACAAGTGCGGTAGGGTCGTTGGTGTACCCGAAGTCCATCCCGTGACATAAGAGCGTGGCATCCGTTGGTATCTCTGCCTGCCCGTATTGGAAGATGGTGGCTCTGCTCATACCACGTTCTCCAAGTCCGTAGATTCTCCAATAATCGTTATCCGTATGTTGCAGCCTCTCTATCTCCTCCACGATGCTTGGCTCCAAGAACGGGTTATCAAGGTAGGTGGATTGGATGTACGTCACGTCATCACGAGTCAGCAGCTTGTCGTAAATCCAATGGAACGCATCAGAGGGGTTGTAGTCAACCCATATCTTTCCTGTGGTACGAATCAAGAGCTGAAAGAAATCCTCCCAAGTGAGTTCGTTGGCCTCGTTGCAGAATAGGTAATCACGTCTTGCTCCACGTTTCTTCTGCGGTTGGTCAAGGCTGATGAACTCAAAGAGGTTGCCATTCAACTCGTAGGTGTAATCGCTCTTGTTGTGCCGTGCCTCATCGTAGAGACCGTTGGCATTTAGAATCTCAAAGAAGTCACGATAGGCCGTCATCTTCAAAGACGGCAGAGACTTGCGCACAATGGAGTACACCTTGCCTCTATCCTCCATCGCCATCACGATGAGCATCTGCAAAAGCGAGTAGGTCTTGCCCGAACGGCTACCGCCTTGATTGACTACTATCCGAGTTGGGGCGGTGTAGTTCTTCTCAAAGAGTTCGCTACTCTTTAGGTTTAGTTCGGACAATCTCTACCTTGATTTTCGTTAGCTCATCCGATACCTCGTGTGAGTTCTCCACCCTTGCGAGTTTGGGAGTCGTATACTCTGCCATCTTGTTCAATAGGTCAAGTGCGCCCTTCGGGTCATCAGCAGCAACTTGGGTGAGCCATAGGGTCATATTCTCAAGGTTGGCTTCAATGAGGGTTTGGAATGCCTCTCGTATTTTATTGGTGGTCTTGTTTGGTGTTCCGCTTGGCCTTCCTGTGTTGCCTGCTATGAACCTGCCTTTGTCATCTTTCATATCCGTTCAGTTCCGTTATTTTCGGTTTGTATCTAAATAACCCTTTTTGCGAGGTGGTGATCGTGTGTTGCTTGAAGTCGCTCCTTAAATTCTTTAATATCGCCATAGGCAACGTGGCAGGGTCGGCATAGAGCCATCAGGTTTTCTATGGTATCAGCGAGTTTGCTACCGCCCATCCCACGAGATTCTATGTGGTGGATGTCTTGCGCTTTCGCTTGACATACCTCGCAGGGGATGAAG